AATGCCATTAGCAAGCAACGATGATAGTTATTCTTATAATGGAGCGTGTCATCAAACTTGTTATAAGGAAAATCAAGGTGGGGAGTTAGGCAATGCGTTAGGTGTTGCCTTTTCCACGCATGATGATGGTTGTTATTCTGTTTATGGTTATAGGAATAAGGATAACAGAATAATGAAAGTTGAAATTATTATGGGAGAAATATGATATGAAACTAGAACTAAAAAATCTGCAACACTCAAAGTTTGCCTCTCACGAAACGCATTGCTTTGAGGCAAAACTTTATATTAACGGAGTGTTTAGTGCTCAAATTTCCAATAATGGACAGGGAGGAAGTAATTATGTGTGGTGGGAGAAAGGTGTTCCTATTAGCGAAAAGGAATTGGAAGAATACCTTACCACAAATGTAGATACTCTTGACCCAACCCATAATAAAGAATGGAGCGATTTGAAATACGACCTTGAGATATGGGTAGGAAATGAACTCAATAGAATTCTTGTTTCCCGAAGGCTAAAAAGAGATTTGAAAAAGAAAATTCTCTTTAAAAAGGGAAAGGAAGTATGGGAATGGAAACCTAATATTCCTATCACTCCCTCTCTTATAGAGAAATGGAAAGAGAAAAATCCACAAGTTACGGAAATTTTAAACACTATGGAGTTTGAGAAAGCGTTGGAGGTGTATAATGGGTAGACATTATAGTGGCGACATTAATGGCAAGTTTTGGTTTGCCGTTCAATCAAGCGAAGATGCGAATTTCTTTGGTTGCGTGGGTGAGCCAAGATTTCTTTCTTATGGATTTCAAACAGAAGATTTGCCAAACATAGAAAAAGGATTGAAAGAGTGTTCTCAAGAATTGGGTAACAATCGAATACGCAATAAACTCGATAAATTCTTTGAGAGGAAAGATGGGTATAATGATGAGATGCTCATGAAAGAATTCGGGTGGTCAAAAGATAGAGTTCGCTATCTTCTTGAGTGGTACGCTCGTGCATTACTCGGAGAACAAATTCGGGACAGTGTGAAAAAGCAAGGACAGTGTTACTTTGACGCTGAAATGTAATTAAACAGGAGAAAAAGAATGACACAGAAAAAACTAATAGAAATAGCGACCGAATGGGAAAAAAGAGAAAACCTTGTCGATAGTCATGAATTCTACGATAAGTATAAACCCATTTACAATCATATTACTCATAAAGATTTCAAGGAAGGGCAAACCGAAGGCGATGAAATCGGAGTGACTCAATACTTTGAAACTTATGGTGAAGAATTGGAATATGTAAAAAAGCAACCCAATAATAAAATTTGGACTTACATTAATTGCGATGGTGAGGACTACATAACGCAAGGATTTCATTTTGTTAATCGTCTTAACTACTTAATTGCTTCCGTTCCTTTTAAGGAAGGCGACAAGGAGTATTTCATTGATTGGGTAGACTTCATTCAATGTGAGAGGTGTGGAAGTCATGGCGAAACAAAAGAAGAAATATTAACAGGGTTCAAACACTACAAAGATGAAGGACTGCGTTCGAGAAAATTTTTAGACTATGACATTTTATGTAACGATTGTTTAAAGGAGAAGGAATATGAGTAAAATGCGTCAAGCAGAACGAATAAGAATAGATACTTTAATTGAACGATACAAAACCACCAATGAGAAAATAGCATTTTTAGATGGCTATCAAGCGTGTGCAGAAAAAGAAAAAGCATTTCTAGAGGAAGAAAAAAGAAAAATGGAGAGGGAAAATGAGTGAGCACATAAAAGAAATAAAAGTTTTGGTTTATAATGAAAATGCAGTTTGCGAAGGGTGTGGCAATAACGATTTTCATTGTAATTTTTTTTGGTTATCAGAAAGAGATGAAGTGTTTCATGGTCAAGATGAATTTGGCACTAATGATGTTTGGTGTCATGTGTGTGATGAGGAAACTAATATTATTAATAAAGAATATTATAAGGAGAAAAATAATGGGTAGAGTAAAAGAATGGGCAATGGACATGGAAGAAGCGTTCGGGGAGGCAATACAAACCGACCCGAAAACTTTGGGCGATGTTTTGAATTATGTCCACGATAAGATGCACGTGGTTGACGACCAATACATTCGTCAACTATGGCATAACCACCAAGAAGGCGACCTAAGTCGTGAAACACTTAAACAACAAAAAGAAAGGGAGAAGACTAATGGAAAACAAGAAGATTAAAGTACGCCTTACCCGAGAAGATAATCTCGTTGTTTTAGACTTAATCAATACGATAAATGGTTTAGTCAGAGAGATTAGGGAAGGGGGAGTGCGTCATGTTACTTTTCATGATATAGACACATTAGAGGATAAAGCGGATGAGGTTGAAAAACTTATGAAGTTCAAATCTCAAAAAAGCAGGGAGGATGAATATGCTAATCATTGGTGTGATAGAGTATTACCTAATGATGCAAATGCTTGGTATCCGAAAGAGGAGAATGATAATGATTAAAGATAAATATACAACTTTTTTAAAAGATTATATTGGCTTTGCAGTTGATAAAAATCAAATAGGTAATGCTGAGGATTTAATTGGCACGCTAAACGAAACTCTAGAAAAAGATTTTAATTGTCAAATTTGTTATGATTTGGACGATAACAAATTTTATGGCTTTCAAATAAATCCTATAGAAAATGAGGAGAATGAAGATGAGTAAAGCAACAAAACTGTGGATACCCGATAATTCGGGAGGAGGCGTGTGGGAAGACCACACTAAACCTCAATACTATTTATCGGTTCTGTGGGGAGAGCAACCCGACCAAGATGCCGACCCGACAACATATACTTTCAATACCGAAAGGGAAAGGGAGGCATTTATGAAAGGGGTGAATGAAGCAGAGGGCTGGATGGGGAGTGATTGGATATTGCACGATGAACCCCAGACCTACAAGCCGAAACAATTTGAAAATTATCAGGAGATGAATTACGATGTTGCGTAATTTTACTTTTAATAAGGATACGATAAAGAAAAGAACTTCCATTGGGCGTTCATGCTTGAGCCGACCCAAGAACAAGCATAAGAGAAGGTCATGGAAAAAGTATAGAGGACAGGGGAAATGATGCTGAAAGTGGGGCTAAGTATTTTGTGCATGAATATTCTCCTGTTGCTTTATATCTGGATGATTGCTTCCTTATGAAAAAGAAATCCAAAAAGAAAGGAAAAATCCCGATGTCCCTATATATAGGAATAATTATCGGTAGTTTTTTAGTCGGCCTTCTGGGATAATTTATGACATCCCGACAGTCCCGACCCGATTGACTTGTCCCGACCCGATTATCTTGGTACTCTTTTGCATGTTTAAATATTGGTGCAAACTTGTAAAAATAGTAGATGGGGACACAATTGACATATCATTGGATTTGGGGTTCTCCGTGTGGATGCTCAAGCAACGAGTGCGATTGCTGGGAATTAATACGCCGGAGAGTAGGACGCGAAACCTGGCGGAAAAGAAGTTGGGCTTGGCTGCAAAAGCTCGTCTTGAAGCATTACTCCCGAACACTTTCATCATTCAAACAGCCAAAGACGGAAAAGGAAAATACGGACGTATCTTAGGAACGCCTTATGTGGATGGCGTGGACATTTGCCAACAGCTCATCGAGGAAGGTCATGCAAGAGAATATCACGGAGGAAAAAAAGAACCTTGGGTCTAGTCCAATTTGCCACTGGTGCGGGGTAGGAGTGGATCCCGAAAATTGTTATGCTCACGAGGAGAAGGGGAAATGGTATTGTTATTGCGGAAGAGAATTATCCGAGGAGCGTACACAAATTGCATCAAGTTCATAACCCATTGCTTTAAGAAGTAATTCCACTTTGTAAATAGAAGGTTCTGATATTTTCAAACGCTCATAGTTCTCAATCGTACTAACCCCGACACCAGACTCAAAAGCTAATTGTTCCCGGGACATACCCGACTGATGCCGCAAATCCATAAGAATTTTTGCCCAGTGGCAAAAGACTCTTTTTTTCTCCGCCATAAAATCTTCTTCACCCCACCCGACATCATCATGTCTAGTGCGTTCTGGTTTTTCTTTTTTCTCCTGCGTTGGCAAATTCTTCCACAATCCCCCCAAAAGACACATCTTTTCCCAGTTGAATTCCAAGAGAGGTGTACTGCACGCGAGCCAATAAGTAATTTAACTCTGCCAATCCTAAATCTCTTGTTCCAATTTCCAGGGCAAGACGGACAAGTGCAACGAGTTTGGCACTATCTTGCAAAGAAGTTTCTTCTGTTTCAAAAAAAGTTGCAAGTTTTTTATGAAAATCTATTAACTTTTGTGGGTCTATACTATCCGGCATTAGAGTCGCCTTTAAACATATCTCCTTGATTTTTTTCTAATAATCGTGCCCGATACTCCTTAAAAATATCAGCATCCGTGGGCAGATCCGATCCAACATCTACTAAAAAAGCAATTTGCTGGGCGGGTGAGCGATGAGTCTTTTTCGCTAAATCTTTAAGTCTCTGCCAAGTTTCTACTGGGACAGCCACGCTCTTAAATTTTCGAACATCCATAGTTCAATTCTCCTCATGTTAACCATTGTTTTAATTCCTCACCCATGACGACACTTGCTATATCCATTTTATTACGCAAAGACTTAACTATCTTATCGTCAATGGTTTTTTCAGCAATAAGGTCAACATAAGTGACATGCTTATCTTGGCCGATGCGATGGCAACGATCTTCCGATTGCATACGCACAGCCAAGTCGAAACTGTTGGCAAAATAAATAACGGTTTCAGCGGCAGTTAATGTAATGCCATATCCACCTGTTTGAGGATTGCCAACAAAAAATTGAGCATCTCCATTTTGGAAACGCTCGATGGCCTCACTTCGTTCCTCATCCGAAGTGTCACCATAATAAGTAACCGTGGACGGTGGTCCGTATTCCTTGACTAACGCTTTTTGGATACGTTCTATATCGTAACGAAAGCGTGACCAGATGATGACTTTACCAGAAGTATCTTCCAGGCAGTTCATCAATTCCGTTAAGCGGTTATCCTTAATCTCTACTAATTTTCCTTCATCCGTCTTCGTATGCCCTGACAACACTTGTTGTAATCTTATTAACTGGGTCATGACGTTTGGGGCTGTCATAAAGTCATTATCCCCCAAGTGTGCCAAGGCATATTCCTTAATCTCCGTGTAAAGACGTTGTTGGTCGGGGGTTAGTTGAACCTGTCTCTGCGTATATAGTTTTGGAGGCAAGTCCAAACACTCTGCCTTCATAACGCGCGAAGAAAATTTCTTAATAATCTCTGATAAATTGTCAAGGTTCCGGTATCCGACGACCATATTAAAGGAATGGGAACCTACTGAACGTTTCTTCATAATCGCATAACGATATTGAAACTGAAAAAAGTTAGTCCCCACATCTTTCCCTAACAAGTGTGGGTGTAGGAAATTACACTGCGCCCAGAGGTCGAGAGGTGATTGCGTGACAGGGAACCCGGTTAAAATTCTTTTATACTTTGCTTTTTTCCCAAGCTTAATGACGGCTTTTGTGCGTCTTGCTTTCGGGCTTTTGATAGCCGTTGATTCATCGACAGCTAACAGACAAGCCCCCTGGTCCAGAACTTTGTCCAAGTATCGTGTGCCTTTGGGAGTGGAAAGTGCTTCAATATTCATCAGTAATATCCGTAAGTTATTGGTTTCACTAGGTTCTAATAATAATTCTAAATTCGTTTTCTCTTGTTTAGTGGGCGATGGCGTCCATACCACCACATCACGTTCTATTCGCTCTGGCATATGAGCCGGGATTTCTATGGTTGCCCAATTTCTATAAACTCCTTTGGGGGCAATCACAATAAAGGTATCAATCAGTTCTCGTTCATACAAAATACCTGCGTTATCTATGCAGACTTTAGACTTCCCGGTTCCCATCTCCATAAAATAGGCCCAGTAGTAAGAGTTCCAGGATTTTTGTAAAACCTCGCCTTGATGTTTAAAAGGTTTCGTTTGAAAAAGATATTTCACGCTTAGGACTCGCGGACCTTTCGTTGCTGCTTTTTAAGCTGCTTAACCAAGGTTTCTTTCTTAAAGCGTCGATCCAGCTCTATACCTATCTCTCGTCCTTTTAATTCTAATTCTTTTTTTGTTAACTTACTAAGATCCTTGGGCACCCTCCGTGTAGGCGTTGCTATCCTGTGTAACCACTCTAAAATTCCTTCTCCCATTAGTATACTCCATGTAGTGTTATAATAAAAAATCATACGCAATATATGGTGAACATAGCACCAAACCAAAGATGACACAAGTAAATTATATTTTTTCTTTACAAAGAATTTGAGATGCGATAAGGTACTTCAATAAGAGAAATGGAGAAGTGGATAATGGCAAATCGCGTCTATGTAGCACAAGAAAACCCCAGAGTTGATATCGTATCAGCGACTAAATGGGGAGAACTTATTCCATTAACAAACCAAGAAGACCAATTACATATGAATACAGGTCGCCTTATACAGCAAATTAAAAGAAAGCTACGCGACTTTGATTCAGATGATTGGTTACTTGCTATAGGAGACCCCGCTATTATAGGTGTAGCATTTGCGATTGCGAGTGATGCTAACTCAGGACAAATAAACATATTAAAGTGGGACAAGATAGAAAGACTATATTATCCTGTCAAACTTTCTGTGCGAGGAGGCATTGAAGAACTTAACCCTTAACCTGTAGAGGAAATACTATGGTACAGAAAATAAAAGACGATGTTTGGAAAACGATTACTGCTGATGCAAACGCATTTGAAGGATTATCGACTGAGGGGGGAAAAGAATTGAGCGATTTAGTTCGTCATGCGACTTCTTTAAGCAAGTCTATTGAGACTTTAGACGAAGAAGTTAAGTCCCTAAAAGCCAAGCGTCAAACATATTTATTTGATTTGATTCCCGCAAAGATGTCGGAGATGGGCATGGATAAGGTAGTAGTGGATGGCAATTCTGTCAGTCTTGCTAGCTTTGTTCAGGCTACCATGCCGAAGGATCCGATTGACAAAGAAAAAGCAATTGGACATTTGCGTAATATAGGAGCAGGAGATTTTATTAAAAATCAAGTGCAAGTATCTTTTGGAATTAATGAAGATAATAAGGCTCGGAGTATTCAAGCCGAACTTGACGAGCAAGGCTTAGATACGACAGCTAGAACTTGGGTTGAACCACCGACTTTAAAGAAATTAGTTAAAGAACGCGTTCAACAAAATCAAGAAATTGACTTGGAATTATTCAACGCTTTTGTTGGCCAAGTCGCTAAAATTAAGGGAGAATAACCATGGCTGAACAAAAAGCAGCAAACAAGCAAGACCTTACAAAAGCATTTGAGGCGGATGTAGGGAGCGGATTTGAAGAAGTAACAAGTTCTGATATTCAAATACCTTTTATTAGAATTATACAAGCTTTGAGTCCACAACTTAAAAAAACAGATCCATCTTTTATTGAAGGCGCATCTCAGGGTGACATCTTTAATACAGTTACAAAAAAGTTATGGAATGGAGAAGAAGGCATATTAGTTATTCCTTCGTACTTTCAGCAAAAATTGTTGGAGTTTATCCCTCGTAACCAAGGTGGAGGATTTGTGGGGGAATTAAGTCCTGAGTCTGAGGATGTGCGTAAAGCAGTTCGTGACCAAGATAGTGGGTTAGAACTTTTGGAAAATGGAAACGAATTAGTTCGAACAGCACAACATTATGTAAAAATAGTCCATGAAGATGGAACTCTAGAGAGTGCCATTGTCGATATGAAAAAAACACAATTAAAAAAATCTCGTCAATGGAATTCAATTATGCTTATGCAAAAACATAATGGTGCAAGTTTACCTTCATTTGCTAATGTTTATAGATTAAAATCCGTAGAGGATGGGAACGATAAAGGTTCTTGGCATTCATGGACAGTGAACCATGAGCGACAGGTAGATAGCATTGATTCCTATAAAGATGCTAAGTCTTTACACACTAGCATTAAGAGTGGAGAATTACGTCCGGCATTACCTGTTGATGCCAACTCAGACGAAGTTCCGTTTTAGTTAGGGGAGGAGTGACCCCCGCAAGGGGGTCGCTTTCGTTATGAGTAGTGATGCAAAACGATTCTTAAATCTATTCGGAGGATTTAAAGAAGCACATGGACAGACAGAAGTTTTAAATGGTCAGCGTAATGGCAAGCAGCAGGCAAAAAGTTTTATTGTCCGAAAGCCACTGACTCTTGAACTGATGCAAGAGCACCTTGAAGGAAAACGAGGGGTGGGTAGTATCCCTATAGATGAAAATAATGAATGTTCTTTCGGTGCATTAGACATAGATGATTATGAGTTAGATCACGCCCACATAGTAAAGAAAATTAAAAAACTTAAGCTTCCCCTGACAGTGTGTCGGTCTAAATCAGGAGGAGCACACTTCTATATATTTTTGAAAGAAAAAATTCCAGCAGTAGAATTACGCGACAGGTTAGCAGAATTTGCTTCGGCCCTAGGCTTTGGTCATTGTGAAATCTTTCCTAAACAAGAAGTCGTAATAGTAGAAAGAGGGGATGTGGGAAATTTTATTAATCTTCCCTACTTTAATTCTAAACACACCACGCGTTATGCTATTGATGCCAAAGGGAAAGACATCCCACTACAAGAGTTTTTAGATAAGGCTGAGAAGAACCTTATAAGTAAACAAGAGTTAAAAGAATTACAGCTTGGAGTAAGTCCAACTATTTTGCCTCAAGGACCACCATGCCTTCAACAATTAACAGAATTCGGTGTTCCTGAAGGAGGAAGAAACAATGCCATACTTAATGTAGGACTGTTTTATAAGATGTCATCACCGGGAGATTGGAAAGAACTATTAGAAAAACATAATCAGGATTATTGTAGTCCTCCACTCCCTGCTAAAGAAATCGTCACTATACAGAATCAATTAGATAAAAAAGAATATTTTTATACATGTAAACAAGAACCTTTAAAGAGTCATTGTAATAGAGCCATGTGCCGTTCTAGGAAATATGGAATAGGCAATAGCCAATCTTTTCCCACACTCGGAGGTTTAACAGTGGTCGAGTCTGAGCCTCCTGTCTGGTTTATAGATGTGGATGGGGCTCGGTTAGAATTGAGCACTCGACAATTACAAATGCAAGTGGAATTTCAACGATCGTGTATGGAGCAGATGTATAAAATGCCCGCACGTATGAAGGATGCGGAATGGAGAGATATGGTAGATGTTCTCCTTGAGACAGCCACGCGTATATCGGTTCCTGAAGAATTGACGCAGAAAGGACAATTCCAGGAATTAATGGAATCTTTCTGCACTGCACGACTACAAGCACGGAGTCCAGAAGAGATATCCACAGGAAAACCTTGGACAGAGGACGGGTTTACTTATTTTCGATTAAGTGCCTTACAAGATTTTTTAAAGAGAAATAACTTTACAATCTATACACGCGGTCAGATTACCGAACGATTGAAGGAAATGAATAATGGCGGAACAGCCGATAAGCAGTTTCGTTTTAAAGATAACAAGGATAAATGGCAAACAGTTCGGTGTTGGTTTGTACCAGAAATAAAAAAAGGTGAGATAGAATTACCTGAAGTAACCTTTAAAGCAAAGGATGAGGAGACTCCGTTTTGAAACTTTCGGTTATTCCTATTACTGGGCATGAGGCTAATGACTTCATAAAAAATTTTCATCGTCACAATAAACCGGTAAGAGGTCAGAGATTTTCTATTGGAGCAAGTACCGACAAACTTGTAGGAGTTGCTATTGTAGGAAGACCAATAGCACGATTATTACAAGACGGATTAACAGCCGAAATAACCAGGGTATGTGTTGTAGACACAGCTCCCAAGGGAACATGTTCTTTTTTGTATGGAAGATGTTGGAGAATTTGGCAACAAATGGGGGGCAAACGTCTGGTAACTTATACACTCCAAGAAGAATCAGGAGCGAGTTTGCGAGGAGCCGGATGGAAAATTATGGGGAAAAATAAAGGTGGTGGTTGGGATAGAAAAGAAAGAAAAAGAGATTGGCAACCTATCTATGGTCAATTAAAATTTAGATGGGAGGCTCCTAATGAATGAAATAAAAACAATATTAGGTCCGCCTGGATGCGGTAAGACACAAACAAATTCTAATTTAATTCTGGGATATATAAAAGAAGGAGTTATCCCATCAAAAATAGCTTGTGTTTCTTTTACTAGGAAAGCGGCAACGGAAAGCCGAGAACGAGTGTGTAAGGATGGGGGCCTAACCGAAGAAGATTTACCTTATTTCCAAACACTTCACTCCATGGCTTTTCACGCACTAGGATATAAACGTAATCAAGTTATGGGACCCTCGGATTTCCGTAAGATCGGGGAAGAAACAGGCTTAGAGTTTAGTAAAAAGAGATCGAACGCAGAAAATGATTTTGATTTTGTAGGGCATAAAACAGGTGATTTGTATTTAAACATGTATGTGTTGTCCCGGAACACACTTAAACCATTAAATATTATATTTAACGAAGCACAAAACCACGCGTTATCTTACACCGAACTAACACGTTTTGTTGGGGCCTATGAAAGTTATAAAAAAGCCGAAAAGAAAGTAGATTTTGTGGACATGATAGAACAATTTATAGCACAAAAACCTTTTTTAGGTATAGATGTTTTAGTTGTTGATGAGGCGCAGGACTTATCCACATTACAATGGAAAATGATAAATGAGGTGTTACGCCGCGAGGCTTCCACACAAATATTTACAGGAGATGACGATCAGGCGATTATGCTTTTTCAAGGGGCTGATGTAAAAGCTTTTTTAAATGCAACGGAGAAAAAAGAAGTTTTAAGCCAATCGTACCGGGTTCCTCGAGCCGTACATGAAAAAGCGCAATCAATTGCTGAACAAATTGAAGGCAGAGCTTCTAAAAATTGGGAGCCTACTTCTAAAGAAGGTTCCATAACTTACCATTATAATTTTGCAGATGTTCCTATTGATAAAGGGGAGTGGACAATACTTGCTCGTACTAAGAAGACGTTGAATAAACATGCCA